CCTTGATCTCATCTGTAACAAGATGTCTCGCATTGTTAATGGTGATCCTTGGTATCATGACTCATGGCATGACATCATTGGCTACGCTAGACTGGTTGAAGAAAGAATTGAAAAGCTATGATCACAGTAGACATTAGTTTAAAAGTATTCTTTAAACCAGAAGACCTACCTAATGTCTATCTGAATGAAGAAGTGTTGAGCGAGGTGATCATTGAAAACCTCACAGCCTCATTGGAAAAAATGGATTCATATGAATTGGTATTCAAGCATGTGGATGTGGAGGGACTAGAATGAAAATCAACTCTGTAACAATTAGAGAAGCAAGCAATGGCTTTGTTGTTGAACATCTTGCTGAATCCGAATATGATAAATTCTTGTCTGAGTTTATTGCTCTGGATGTTGACGAAGCACTGGCAATAACCAGAGATTTATTTGTGCATTACGATGCTGCTGACATGTCGCATTTAGTAGATACACCAGTTGGCAGATAACAAAAAAAGAAATGGTGGTGAGTGGACTGACTCTAGGTTCAGAAGCTTTGTCACCTCTGCATTGAGAGCAGCCTCTAGGCGTTGGCCTCCTAAGTTCAAAGCTTTGAAAGAAGCTTTTGTAGGAAGGAAGACTAACAAGAAGACAGGTAAGCTAGCGATGCATTACAAGTGTGCCAAATGTAAGAAGCATTTTGTTGCTGCTGATGTACAGGTAGATCATATACTCCCAGTAGTATCTCCAACAGAAGGCTTTGTTAGTTGGGACTTGTTCATTGATCGTATCTTTTGTGAGATAGAAAATCTACAAGTGTTGTGTAAGCCTTGCCACAAGGTGAAGACAGATGAAGAGAAAGCAGAAAGGAAAAAGAAATGAATGTAGAACTGTTAGATGAACATGACGATGGTAGTGCTACCTACCAATTTGATTTAACATGGGAAGAGCGTAACCTCTTGCTTAACTTAGGTATAATTACAGCCATCAAGAATGGCATTAATGAAGGAGCTGAATATGTCGGTGACACTAGTCTGGGCAACCCCGAATGCGGAACATCTGATAGCGTACATGGCGAGGGTGAGCAACCCAGAGAATCAGAACAACCCTGAGACAGCTCCTAAGCTGTTAAAGTATTTGATGGACAACAAACATTGGAGTCCATTTGAAATGGTTAATGTCTGTATGGAAATTGAAACCACCCGTGACATTGCCCGTCAAATCCTACGACACAGAAGCTTCAGCTTCCAAGAATTCTCACAGCGGTATGCCATTTCCTCACGCTATGAAACCAGTGAGGTAAGGCTACAAGACAATAAGAATAGACAGAACTCAATCCCCGTAGAAGACCGTGAACTCATCAAGGTATGGGAAGAGCTACAGACAGACGTTTTAATCGCTGCTAAGCGGTCCTATGAGGCTGCATTGGGCATGGGCATAGCCAAGGAAGTGGCTAGGAAAGTGTTGCCTGAAGGAATGACAACCAGTAGAATGTACATGAATGGTACACTGAGAAGCTGGCTGCACTATGTTGACATTCGCTGTGACAAAGCAACACAGAAAGAACATCGTGAAATAGCAGACCAATGTAAAGTAGTACTAACTAACTTAGTCCCATCCTTGTTTTAGTAGAGCAAGCAGTAGCCATCTGAGGTATAACTACCTTTCTTTTCACGGGAGCTTCGGCTCCCTTTTTTCCCACCCTAACAGGAGTATTTATATGGCAAAGTTTAAGGTCAACATTGACCTGTCTAGGGATGCATTGTTCGATGAACTAGGCATCCAGAGATTAAGAGAAAGTTACATGAAAGAAGAAGAGGCTAGTCCTCAAGAAAGATTTGCATATGTTTCGGAATCGTTTGCTTCAAATCAAGAACACGCTCAAAGACTGTATGACTACAGCAGCAAGCATTGGCTCAGCTACTCTACTCCCATCCTATCGTTTGGTCGCTCTAAACGTGGCCTTCCTATCAGCTGCTTCCTTAACTACATGGACGACAGTGCAGAAGGCTTGGTTGACAACCTATCAGAAACTAACTGGCTATCCATGTATGGTGGTGGTGTCGGTGTGCATGTGGGTATCCGCAATAGTGATGATAAGTCTACTGGTGTTATGCCCCACCTTAAGATCTACGATGCTAGCTCATTGGCCTACCGTCAAGGACGCACGAGACGGGGCAGCTATGCTGCCTATCTAGACATCCATCACCCTGACATCATCCAGTTCTTAGAGATGCGTAAGCCTACTGGTGACCAGAATGTACGCACACTAAACCTACATCATGGCATCAACATCACTGATGAATTTATGACCATCATTGAGAAGGCCATGAAAGACCCAGACTTTGATGACAGCTTTCAATTGAAGAATCCTGCCACTGGTTTGGTGGTTGAGACAGTGTCTGCTAAATATTTGTGGCAGAAAATATTAGACCTGAGAATGCAAACAGGTGAGCCATACTTAGTATTCATTGACACAGCTAACAAGGCTATGCCTAAGTGGTTGAGTGATAAAGGCTTGAAGATTAATGGTAGCAATCTGTGTACAGAAATCTTTCTACCAACTAACGAGAAACGAACAGCAGTGTGTTGCTTGTCTTCTCTCAACTTGGAATACTATGATGAGTGGAAGAACGACAAACAATTTATTCTAGATGTTATGGAAATGCTAGACAATGTCTTGCAATACTTCATTGACAAAGCACCATCAACAATTGCCAGAGCTAAGCTTAGTGCAATGATGGAGCGTAGTATTGGTGTGGGTGCTCTAGGCTTCCATGCTTTTTTGCAGAAGAAAGGTGTAGCCATCGATGGTGTGATGGCTAAGAGTTATAACAATGAAATATTTAAACACATACATGCTTCGTGTCTACGGGCTGATGCTGTCTTGGAGCAGCAGCGTGGTAGTTGTATCGATGCTGGCCTTGATAATATTAGTAGAAGGTTTAGTCATCACACTGCTATTGCTCCTAATGCCAGTAGCAGTCTTATTATGGGGAATACTAGCCCTTCAGTCGAGCCGTACAGAGCGAATGTTTTTAGGCAGGACACACTTAGTGGAGCATTCGTCTATAAGAATAGGTTCTTGAAGGCACAACTTGCTGCACTGGATATGGACAATGACGATGTGTGGGCATCCATCATTAGCAATGAAGGATCTGTACAGCACTTAGACATTCCTGAACAGTTGAAGGAAGTATTTAAAACTGCTATGGAAATTGATCAGAGGTGGCTCATTGAACTAGCAGCAGACAGACAACAATACATTGACCAAGGCCAGAGCATTAACCTGTTCTTCCCTGCAAATGTATCCATTAAATATTTGCATGCCATCCACTTCCTTGCTTGGAAGAGTGGATTGAAAAGCTTATACTATCTCCGTTCAGAGAAGGTAAGAAAAGCAGATAAGGTTGGTGCTCAAATCAAACGTCAGAAGATTGAAGATGAAATTGATTTGAAAACTGTGGCTGATGGTGAAACTTGTTTAGCATGTGAAGGTTGATATGGTAAGAACAAAAGCAGATATTACGCAAGAGCGTACAACATTCAAGCCATTCAAATATCCTTGGGCATATGATGCTTGGCTTCAGCACGAGCAAAGCCATTGGCTTCATACTGAAGTGCCTATGTCTGAGGATGTTAAAGACTACAGAAAACTCAGTGCTAATGAGCAAGAGTTTTTAACAAAAATCTTACGCTTCTTTGTGCAGGGTGACTTGGACATTGGCAGTGGTTATCATGACCATTACATCCCAGTGTTCAAGCAACCCGAAGTAAGGATGATGATGAGTGGCTTTGCAGGTAGGGAAGCTTTGCATGTGGCAGCATACGCCCACCTCATTGAAACCTTAGGCTTGCCTGAATCTACATACAATGAATTCCTCCAATACAAAGAGATGGTGGAGAAGCACGACTACATTAACAACTTGAACGCAGCACCAATGGCTGAAAAGATTGCAGCCATCTCTGCCTTTGGTGAAGGCATGCAACTATTCTCTAGCTTTGTGATGTTGCTAAACTTTGCAAGGAATGGTAAGCTTAAAGGGCTGGGCCAAATTATTGCTTGGTCCATCGTTGACGAAACTCAACATGCTGAAGGCATGATTAAGGTCTATCGTGAATACGTTAAACACCATCAGGATGAAACGACTTCGGATCGCATTAAAGAAATTGCTCATCAAATGGTGGGTTTGGAGGATCAGTTTGTGGATCTGGCTTTTTCAATGGTCGAGGTTGAGAAGCTTACGAAAGAAGAAGTGAAGCAATACATCCGCTACATTGCAGATCGTAGACTCATCTCTATGGGAATGAAGGGCATCTACAAGATTAAGAAGAACCCTCTGCCGTGGGTGGATGGTATGCTTGGTGTTAGCCACACCAACTTCTTTGAGCAGCGTGTAACAGACTACAGCAAGGGTGCTACCACTGGTACATGGGATGATGTATGGGGGAAAGCAGCATGATAGTTGTTAATGTCAGACAAGGCATAGGGCTAGACATTGAATATAATGATGACATATGCCACATTGTTAATGATGGTGGTGACACTGATAAGTTATTTGCATATAGTGGTATACTAATCAAGTTGCCTTTCATTAGCATCTACATTGGTGAGTTTGATGAAATTGGATCGCTCACTAATAGCAATAAATCTACAGGGGAATAACATGCAAGTCAAGTCTGAACGATCTGCACCACTGCGTATTCAATTTGAACAAGGCTATAAAGCTTTCAGACATGGATGGATGGTCAATCAATATGACCCACTGTCTGTGGCAGGTAAAGAATGGCAACGGGGATTTGACCGTGGCTACTTCGATAACATTGAAAGACTCAATGGCTACCAAGCGGTTCGATAAAGAACTCCACGACACCTACGACAAGTTTGGAAGAGATGTAGTTAAAAGCTATGTCTCTTCTTTTTGGAATATGGAAGCTAAAGATAATCCCGATAGATATGGGATTGATCTGCATCTGTATAAAGATGACTTGTTGGTGGGGTATGCTGAGGTAGAGGTCAGACTGTCATGGAAAACTGTAGAGTTTCCATACGAAGATTTGAATGTACCTGCTAGGAAGAAGAAGCTCTTAACACAAGAGATTCCTACACACTTCTTTTCAATTAACAAAGATGGAACAGCCTTGTTTCATTGCGAAGCTGCTGCTGTATTAGCTTCAGAAATTAAAGAGTCTAGAAATAAATATGTCTATCAAGGAGAACTCTTTTACAAAGTCTCTCTTGATAGACTATCTTATGTAGTATTATCTACGACTGGCGAGGCCACCCTTAGCTAAGCCAATCTTCTTTTTAGTTTCTTTGTCTTTGTAGGATCCACCTACCAAGTCTCTAATATTATTTACTGCTTCAATCTCTCGCTTAACAGCAGCAGACATCTCATCAGTAGGAATAGACACCCCAACATTTTGTTTTAATAACAACTTAAATTGTTCTTGTAACACTTTTAGTGCTTCAGCTTTGTCTTTAATCCCTGTCTTTTCTAATGACTCAATAACATCAGGAATAAATTCAGATAAATCTATTTTAAATTCATATGAAGGTCTAGCTAGTCTATTTAATCTAGCGGCTGTTGTTTGATTACTAGTAATAATAGGTGTGAATCCAGCTTCAATAGCAGCTTTACCTCCAGTTTCCCTAAACTCATTTCTAACAAGTCCTCGAATAAGACGATAAGCTTTTAATGCTTGCACTTCTTCACTACCAAGACCTCCCTCTTTAATAGGCTTCAAAGATTTTGGAGATAGAAAGTTTTTTCTTAATTCTTTTAAATTTCTGTATAAGTTGCTATTAATTTCTTCTTGTTGTTTAAACAAAGGAATTTTCTTTTCTGCCTCATACATGTTTCTAGTGATGGAAAGCTTTTCACTTTCTGTGAAAGCATCCTCAGACTCACGCATACCAATAGATCTAGGAAGTCCTAATGGACGAGCCACTGTGGGAGAACCAGTAATAGATCTTGCAATGACGTTCATATCCCCCATCTCCTCTATTCCTACTTTTTTCTTATACTGATCTCTAGACATGTTGATTCGTCTAAATTCATAGTCAGCATATGGAATAGATGTTTGAACAATGTTCTCAGGATTTGATCCCCCAAAGGAAGTAGAGTAATTAAATCTAGCGTCATCTGTAAAAGATGTTGCTCCTACTTTTAATTCTCTCTGTCCAGCTTGATCTTCAGGTAATGTTTGAGGATCAAAGAAACCTTTAGTGGCTCTCTCTGCTGGGTTATCTTCTGTACCATGATAGAGCACCTTAAGAGGTCTGTCTTTATATTTCTCTCTAAGCTTATTCAACTTATCTTGTAAAGGCATAGAGAAAGAAACAAAATCTTCTACAGACTTTGGATCATTAACATCCACTTCTTTACCTTTGGATGCTCTGTATTCGCCCTGAGCTACAGCAATAACATCATCCTCAATCTTACCTGCCACATTAGGCATCTCGATCAGTTTATCAAAAGTATCTGTCCTCATTTGCTTAATGGCAGTTAATGTATTCTGTCTAACTTCAAAATCTGAAATGATGTCTGAGTCTTTACTGAAGCCATATTTGGCTTTATTTAAATCACCCTCAGCTATGCCTTTCATGTAAGGAGACAAAGGAGCAGGAGCCTCTATAGGAGTAGGCTTCTGCATAGGAAGATCTGTTTTAATCTCAGGCAATGCTTCTGCTTCCACCTTAGGTGGTGGCGTGAATGAAGCTTCAGCTTCTGTTACTAGCTTCTCCATCTCTGCATCAACAGGCTTAGGCTGAACAGCAGGGCTAACCTTACTCTTAACAATAGGCGCTTTAACTACAGGAGCAGCTACTGCCTCTACTGGAGCTTCCTTCACTGCTGTTTTAGCTGCCGCATCCTGCATCTCTTTTAACAAAGACATAGAACTCTTCATTACAGCAGAAGAGCCAATTTCTTTACCTACTTGTTTAGCAGCTAGACCACCAACTTGATAACCAACAACACCGCCAGAGGCTTTCTCTACTGGTTTTTGTACAGCCACTGCATCTTTACTTAATGCTTTAGATATTTCCAAAGCCACACCATACTTCTTAAAGTCAGTATCGCTTTCAAACGAATTACCTGTTTGTTGTTTATAAAACTCTAAAGTTATTCTACGAAGTTTAGGAGGCAAAGCTTCAAATTGTTTTTGTTCAACTGGAGGTACTTTCTCCATCTTGTAAAACTTAGCAATTGATTCATCTATCGCTATCTTCTTTGCCTCACTTTGAAGTTCTGATAAAGCATTCTTTAAGTCAATTGCTTTGCCTTCATCAGTGGCTTTCTTATACAAATCCATATTGATAACAGGACCGATGAAGTTATCAATATTGTTAGCTATGAATTTTCTAGCTTCAGCATCCACTGTCTTATCACCTGTGGTTGAGAAGATAGCATTGAATGGAATCTTCCTAGCTTCAATCTCTGTTTCAATCTCATTCTTTGGTGGCACTAAAGCCAAGCCAGTCAGTTGTTTTAATGGGCCAGTGTCTCTGAAAGCGGCTTGTGTTCTTGTAGCTGGTTGATATTCAGGCAAGGCTTGCTTTAAGATTGGGATGCCCTTTTGAATGTTCTTACCAACAGCAGTTAGGAATGTTCTTTCTTCATCCGGCTTAGTGACATAGATGTCTCTAGGCAGGGCTTCGTTACTATCGAAGGCACTGATGATGTCACTAACTTGGTTAAGTGGAACAGTAGCTCTACCGAGCCAAGCACCAATTAAATCACCTGCAGATCTAGATACTTTATTCAACGCTGTCTGATCTGTTTCTCCATCAGCAGCAAACATAGAAGAAGCAACTTCTTTAATTCTTTCTAATGATTCTGAAGTAGAGCCTACAGACTTAAAGCCAGTGAGGGCCTCAACCAAGTCCATTGCCTTGAAGTCTTCTGGGTTTCCATTAGCTATCTTGTAATAGAAGTCAGCCAGAGCAAATGGTACATTCACTGGAAATAAATATTTAAGGTCTACATTAGTTCCATCATCACTCTTCGCTATATTCCAAGGTGTGTCTTGGTTTTCTTTTCTATAGGCATATGCAGCCAATAGAGTAGCCATACCAGTAGCTTGCTGTGCTATCTTTTCTGATCCTTGCAATAGTAGTTGAGAACCAGCTTCATCACCATTCTTTAAAAGCCTGACACCTTCAATGGCTTCAGCAGCACCCTTACCTGCGTACCAAGGGTTGTAATGTTTAGCTGTCCACTGCGTAGCATTCACTAAGAATCTAGCAAAAGGAAACACTGCTGTACTAATTGGTCTTGCTGCTTCTACGCCTTTAACAAAAGCCAAGCCCATTCCTTCAGTAGGTGTCTTACTGAATGTAAACGTAAGAGCATCATCAACACCTTGTCTCAAGATATCGATAGGAATGTTTTTATCTTGTGCAATTAGATCAACTAAATTAAGACCAGTCTTCCTGAGGTTGTTATCAATAGAAGCTGAGAAGATAGCTCTTCTTACATAGTTATCCATGATAACAGCAGGTGTATTTAAAATACGAATAGGAGCTATGAGGTCTGAGTTTTTCATGTCCTCTGCTGTAGCTAACATCTTGCTCATCAGCATTGGATTATTCTTAAGTGCTTCTTCTGTAATCTCTCTTGATAGATCACCCTGCCCTAAATAAAAATACCCATTTACAGTGTCATCAATAACACCGTTAAATCCTTTACCAATGTCTCCAGCCACAGGAGATCCTCGCATCTTTCCTGCTATCTTTCTTCCAGTATTAAAGATGAGAGACTCAATACCTTCTTCTGCTGCACCATAAGTTAAGTTAGTACCAACACCAAATGCGTTACGCATAACTGTACTCATATTGGTAGTCATGGCAGTAATCATGTTTCTGTCAGCTTTATCAATCCAGCCTTTGAAAGTCATCATTGGACCAGCTACTGGATCTTTCTTACCGAACAAAGCATCAACTGCCTTAGCTCCTTCTGGATCTACCTCTTTCATCTTGTTAAGCATTCTGCTAATAACAGACTTGCTTTGCAATGTACGAGCAGCATCACTTGTAGATACTCCGTACATAGAAGAAAACTTCTTCAGAGCATCTTCATCTAAACCAGCAGCTTCAAGCCTTGCCATAAAATTAGGCAAGTCTGTTCCTGCATCTGTCATAGATTGCTTGATGACATTGTCAGGAAGCTTATCAAAACTATCTAATGTTCTTTGAACAGCTTCAAATGTTTTCTCTCCTGCTTTAGGAGCAAACTCTGGAATCTGTTTCCAAATGGAGGCAGCAATAAGATCAGCTTGTTTATCAATTGAATTCTTTACTTGCATCTGTGCAATGCTAGTAGGTGATCCTTGCATGTCTAACAAATCCCCACCATCATAGATGTTTGTTGTAGTGACTGCTACATTGTCAGCAGCTTCATCACCAGTTAAGTTTTTAGAACCACCAGATACTTCTGTTTGTTTCTTTCTGGCATCAGTCAGATCTTTAAGTGTTAAAGTATCCCCCTTAAGAAACTTTGTACCTTTTGTAGCAGCCAATAAAAGAGGAGCAGTTTCTAATAAACCAAAAGGAACTTGAATAGCACCTGCTGTTAAGGCTTCTGAAACACTAATGCCTTTATCTACCTTAGCTTTTAATGCTTCTAGCTTAGGTGCTAATCTATCTTGATCCTCTTTTGGTAGAGTTGGAAGAATCTTATCCATCTCTCTAGCAGTGGCATCAGCTACAGCCAGTTCTCTTTTCTGTCTAGAGACATTGGTAGTTGCTCCACTACCACCCTCAAAAACCACCGGAGCTACTGCTGCAGCAGCTCCAATCTTTGTTGTTAGTGCCTTCTTAATACCTACCTTAGCTGCCTCTTTACCAATTATGTTAACAGCTACCTTGCCTACACCTAAGCTGCCATATGTAAGTGGATTAGACAGCATCAATCCAGCATAGTCTTTCAATGCTGATGTCAGAGCTTGTCCTCTTGGATCAAAGAAAGAAGCTGTGTTCTCAAGAATGTCATAAGCTTCACCTGCTTTAACAACATCCTCTGGTTTAGAATTGTTAATCCATTCTTGTTCTGCTGTAACACGCAAAGGATTAGGATCTTCTACAACACTTCGTATATGACTAACAACCCTATCAACATAATCCTTAGATGATTCACCTTTTTGTGGCAAGCCATTCTTTCCTAAGCGAACACTACCATAAGCTGTTAATTTATTTAATAAGTCTGGGTTCTTATGCAAATCATCATATGCATATTTAGAAGCCTCTTCTTCTTTAATCTTTTCTGCCCTTGCCACTAAAGCTGTAGCTCTCTGACGAGGAGCAGCAAAAGCTGGTTTAGTTATATCTTGTGCAGGAGGTTGAGCAGCAGCTATCTTCTCTATTTGTTGAGGCGTAGGTTGAGCAGTTGCTGGTTGTTGATCTGGAGTAGCCATCCCTCTCAAATCAATCTTATTAGTTTGCTGTGTGGGTGCAGATCGAGGAGGAGGCAGCTTCTTTAAAGCTGCTGCCATCTCTTCTTTAGACATTCCATCTGGAAATTCTACAGGACCATAGCCTATTACATCAATGACTTGTGCCATTAGTTATTCCCATTTATTTGTTACTGGATTCCATCTAAGCGGTGCTGCTGCTGCGGGTGCAGCAGGTGCTGGTCTTGGTCCCACAGGAGGAGCAGGAGGGGGTGTTGCTCCAAGTCTTGGACTACCCGGAGCAGGAACTGTTGGAGTACCTGCAGTAGGCAAAGCACTCATCAACACATTCTCAGGTGTGGCTTTAACAGCTCTACCATCTTTATCAAATGTAACACCAATGGATACCAAGGCATTCCTAGATGTAACTGACTTAGGCTTACCATCTGGATTGGTGAATTCATTAATCATAGCATTACGAGACTGAGCATAAGCCATCTTCATCTGTGTATCTGCAATGGTCTTAGGAGTGACAGTGATGTTACCCTGCATATCTGTAGAAGTAACAAACTTGCCGGGAGCCAGCGACTCAACTGTAGATGCAAAGCCTCTAGAAGCAACAGTGATGAGATTGGATTGTGTAATCTTCTCTTCGTTAGCTTCCTTAGGATTGGACATAAGCTTAATACGCTGTTGTAACAGAGTAGCAGCCATAGCTCTTTCCTGTTGGGTCTTCTTAGGGTCTTGAGCTTGATTAGCCAGATCTGTTCTAATATCTTCTTCAGTAGTTTTGCTTCCAATTTCTGTAGCTTGCTTAGCAACTTTAATCTTAGCTAAATTATTTGTAGCTTCTTGTTTCTCTTCTGGTGTCTTAGCATTCAATGCTTTAACTCTAGCATCACTTTCAATCTGATCAAATGTTTTACTCTTAGCAAGTTGGCTATAGTCCATCTCACCCATCATGTTAGGTGGTCGTTTAGTAGTGATGTCTTGATAGCCAATCAATTGTTCCAAAGTCATGCCATATTTAGCAGCAGACTTCTGAGCTTGAGTGTAGCCATTCCCAGCAACAAGCTGATCAACCAAGCCACCACCCTTAGAAGCAGTGTTAAACAACTCTTTAGTCTTTTCTGTTGCTGCAGCCCTCACTTTGAATAGCTCATCCATATAGTCAGAAGCTTTCACATTAGCAGGAGCATTCTCTGCCGCTTTAAAGAAGGAAGGTGTTAAACGAGTGGACAATTCTGGATCATCACGCAACCGCTTAACAATGTCTTTAGCTACTTCTGGATTGGTAGCAAGTGTAATGAGTTGTCTATCATCAAACTTAGTGCCATCTTTAAAAGTAAATGCACCAAGCTCACTCACTACTGCTCTATATTCTTCTTTCTGCTTATTAAGTTCTTTTCTTTTCTCTTGCACATTGTGATACATAGAAGCAACGCTGGCTGCAGCAGCAGCAGCTTGATCTTCTTCCTTCTTAGTAATTTGCTCAGACAATCCTTTAGCAAATCCACCAACAAAACTTCCAAACCAACTAGCCATTATTTATCTCCTCTTGCCATCAATCCTTTAGCAGAAGGCTTCTCAGCTTCTGGTGTAGGAGCATCGGTAGTTTCTTTCTTCATGTCTTCAATAAGCTCTTGAATAACTCTAGGCTCAACCCGTCCTTTATTTTGCTTCTCTTCAGCAGAGATAACATAAGTAACATCATTAAGTTCGGCAATGGTCTTAATCATCTCTACAAGAATAGGAGTGACTAAATAGCCTACATCAACAGTGTGATAGCCATTCATCACTGCAGACTTAGTGAGCGTGTTAACAAGAGTTAAGATTGGAATGTCTCTTTTAACAATTTCCAAGATGTCCATAATAATTTCTGGATCATCAATCTTTTCTGTGTAATAGTTTACAACATCTTCTAGCTTTACATATTGAGGAGGCTGCTCCCAAGGTACACTTCCCGGCTCAACAGTTAAAGACTGCCCAGCAATAGGGGCAGATAAAAACATATTAGGATTTGCCATTCATAATCTCCTGTTTCTGTTTACGGATGGCTGCAATGTATTGTGCAACTTGATTATAAACATCTTTATTTTGTTGAACATCTTTAGAAGACATATCACTTTTAGCTAACAATCCTTTAGATGGCTTTGGCTTCTTAACAACCAATTGCTCATCAGCCATTGCACTCACCTTGCTGTAAAACTTATTAAAATTCTGCATCATCAGTCTCCGAATATCCAGTTGATTGCCCTAGTAATTATGCTTCCACCAGTATCACTACCAACTATTCGTGAAGTGACATTACCAATAGCAGCAGCATTTCCCGCTTCAATTGTAGCATTGGCAATAGCTAGTTGACCTTCTTTAGAAATCTCTGCAGCAGCAAGTGTTGTAGATCTGTTAGCATCATTCTCAGAAGATTGCCATGCGTGTGTAACATCATCACGATACATCTGAACATTGTTGTTATATTCTGCCAATGTAAGCTGCTGAGACAGTTGTGCATTCGCCATATTAGCAGCGTTGGTAGCTGCTGTGTTTGCTGTAGATATCTCTCTCATCCATTGAGCATTGGCTTGGTCAATAACCAATCGTTGCTGAGCATTGAAAGTAGTTCTCTGATTCTGTGACTCTGTATTAAACTTAGCAATAGAATTGGATTGATCAGTATTAAATTGGCTTACTGCTGTAGTTTGTGCAGCATTAAACTGACTAACTTGTGTAGACAGTGTTGCATTAAACTGAGTAACTTGATTCTCACTGGCAGCATTAAATTGCTTAGCAGCATTAGCAGAAGCAGTGTCTGATAACAATGCTTGTGTTGTTGCTTGTGCTTTAAACAATACAGCTTGTTGCTCGTTGTCTAAGTTCTTCATGTCCATAGCCAAGAACGACTGAGCATTAGTAACAGCAGCTTGCTGTCTAGCATTCAGGTTTGCCATGTCCATAGCAGCATAGTTAGCAGCATTGGCTAACACTGTGGCTTGCTGATTACTTAGGTCAGCTAAATTAACTTGCTGGATAAGCTGTGAGTTTGCCAGTGCTGTCTGTTGATCTGCTGTAAAATTAATGTTAGCAATCTCAGACACACGGGCAGCATTGGTAATAGACACTTGCTGTCTATTGCTAAGCTCTTGTCCTTTTAATGCTGCTTCAATTTGAGCATTAGCCAACGCTGTCTGTTGTTTGTTAGACATGTTAGCAACTTCAATTTGCATAGCATTGGTTGTGTTATACAAACGTGTTTGTTGTTCTGCTGTAAGATTTAAATTTCTTTCTTGCAATACAGAAGACACATTAAACAAAGCTGTCTGTTGCTTGTTCTGCAACACTTGACCTTCCATAGCTGCTCTAGCTTGGTAGTCTTGAATGAATGCTTGTTGTTTATTTGTTGCATCAAACTTAGCATCTTCAAAGTTTTGTGTGCTTTGAAGCATTGCTGTTTGTTGTTCATTAGAAAGCTCTTGACCAACAATGGCTGCTCTAACTTGCAGGTTAGCAAGAGATGTTTGTTGACGAGCATTTAGATTTGCTAAATCAATTTGTACATTCTCAGCAGATCTCTGCATAGCTGCTTGCTGTGCATTGCTAAGATTGATGTTATTAACTTCAGCATAACGAGCAGCATTAGTAATAGCTACCTGTGTCTTAACATCTAAGTTCTTTTCTTGAGCAGCAGCTTTAAGCTGTGCGTTAGCTAACACAACTGATTGTTGATTAGAAAGGTTCTGGCTTTGTAAAGCAAAGGAGTTAGAACTATTCTGTAAGGCAGCTTGCTGACGATTGTTCAGGTTGGCTAAGTCCATGTTCTGCAAAGCAGCAGCATTTGCAAGAGACACTTGTTGTCTGTTGTTCAGGTTTGTTAAACCCATTGTTGCAAATGTCTGAGCATCTGCAGCAGCAATAGGCATAGCAGATTCCATAGCAGCTTGTACAATGGCAGCACCAGCCATGCTACTTGCACCTAGTCCTCTAGAAGCCATAGCAGCATTAGCAGCTCGCATAGCGCCAGCAGCCCATGCAGGAGTGCCATCATTAAACTGCTGCATCAGTTTATCCATCTGACCAGCAACAGTGGAAGCAGCTTCAACAGCGCCTGTCTGTGCTGTAGCTAATGACTGACTAAAGCTTCCTTGCTGTGCTGTAGCTACAGCTGCACTGTTCAATGCATCCATTGTTGCAGCTACAGCTTGTACAGCTTCAAGTTGTAAGCCTTGCTTAGCTACATCAACCAGTTCTTGCTGTGTTACAGCACGTTGCTGAGCAACAGCAGTGGAAGTGGCTGTTGTTTGTTGGGAAGTAGCAGAAGGAATCTCTGCCGCTTTAGCTGCAGGTAACACAGCAGGAGCATCCATTGAAGCATATCTAACTTCAGGAAGTGTATATGCTGTTTCTGCTTTAGCTTGAGGAGTGCCTGTAAGTTGTGCTGCTTGTGCTGCAAATGTTTTATCTGTAGTGGCTGCAGTAGCTTTAGCTGGTCCACCAACATCTGCCATTGTAGCAGCTTTAGCTACCTGTCCTTCTGTTAATGCCAAGTCAGGTGTTGCAGCCACTTGTGCTGCAGCAGGAGCAGTGGGAGCTTTTGCAATAGCTTCTTTAGATATTTGTCCTTGTGCCGCTGTAACTTGTGCTTCTTTAGACACTGCACCAGTAGCACCAGTGACACCCGCCAATGCAGCACCAACAGCAGGAGCAGCTTGAGCAGCTTCATATGCTGCAGCTTCACCAGCTTGAGCAGCAGTTGCTTGTCCTGCTGTAGCTGTAGCACCGCCAGTAACTTGAGCAGCTTGTTGTGCTGCCCTAGCTTCTGTGCTTATTTTTTGTTCTGGAGTTAATGCAATTTGAGTGGCAGTTACTTGTGAAGCTTTACCAGCTAAGGGTTTACCAAACTCATCTGTACCACCAGAAGATCCCCCAGAAAATCCACCTTGCTCCGGCATGTTTGTACCAAATTCACCAGTGGTACTAATATCATCACGCATAACTCGTGTACTATCAAAGCCGCTACGAGCACGACTAGCAGCATCAATCTCATCCATGATACGATCACCAGAGGATGGACGCACAGCACCAACAGCGCCTCCAGCTTGATAGTTCTTAACAAGCCCGCCCTTAGCCATACGCTCAGCATACTTACCAGTGATGGCAGAATACTTAGCCTCTAATGCAGGAGAGGAAGCAATGAACTCATCAAAGCCTTGCATAGGACCATCATAGCCTAGTTTTCTAGCTACTATTTCCTTTTGTTGTGCTGTAAAATCTTTCATACTTTTCTTGGGTTCTCTATTGCTTCAGTCAAACAAGCTAGCATATCTCTGTTATCCCGTAAAAGTGCTAACACTCCTACGGCTAAACAATACACCTGTCTTTCTGACATGTTTAATTGGAAGCAGTCGTCTATAGCGTGTATACATTCATGTAACAGTGTATCCATCTCCGCTAAGGGGTGCTGACCAGACTTAATTTTAATTGAATATTCTTCGTAACTATACTCACCTAATTGATTAGGAAGTTCGTCCACAACCTTCACAGGTACTTCTCTGCCTACAATACTAAGAGAAGTTGGTAACATCATTATAACTCTTTATTCATTGTCATACCACAAATATCAAACTTAGTCAATCATCTAGATAACACATCCACCGCATGGTTGATATGTTTAATACGATCTTCTAGTCCAATTGTTCCACCATTAATCTTCTTAGTCATCATAACAAAGTCTTTGCTATTTGCAAATCTATTTAAGTTGTGTGTCTGCCAGAACCAACCAGCCGTTTGAGCAGCATATCTAGGAGTACGAACAAGCTCTGGTTGCATAACAAAATCTACACCCAATGCTTGCCCTGCATGATAGAAGTTGCTATGCCCAGTTAGCTGGAGAAATCCGGATCCACGGAACCTGAATCCATCCCCAGAAGCTTCATCCCTATTGCCCATACGATTGCCGTAAATGCGATTGGCAATGCGCTGTGGCTGCTTCTCATAGGCAGCAGCTTCCTCTGGTGTAAAACCCCACTGACGCTTAGGTGTCTTAGGGAATAGCTTAAGCAAGGTAGCTGCCCTGTAGTTTAAGTTTTCTTCCATGATGCGGAAGTTGCCACACTCATGACCACATTGTCCTATCCAGCTAGCTTGTTGAATAGGAGAACTAATACCAAAGCGTTCAAATGTTTCATTAAAACTATCAGCTAATGAAGGGTCAATATGAAGTTGTTTTAAATGTTCAGCGGTTACCATTGATTAAATTCCTTACTTCGTCATAGGCTGAGATGCATTGGTTGAGCTTGTTGATGGCTTTGTCTCCTTCGGCAACGATGTCGATAAGAGCATTAATAGTCTGTCGCTCAAGTTCGGCTGCATCGGTGTTGCTATTTCCTGCGGGAGTGGGGGAATCTGTGGCGGTTTGTACACAACTGGAGGTGGGGAGGCGCAGCTCACCAACCCTAACAAGCTCACGCATAGCAGACTGTTTCTTAGATATTTCATTGTTTGCCTTTCTCAATGCTGCTTCCTTATCGCTAAGCTTAGCAGCCATCTCTTGTTCTTTAACCCTAGACTCTTCGTTCTTCTTAGCTATCTCTACCTGCATCTCTTGGTCACGATCTTCCCAACCAAAGTGATAGCCACCTCTGTATGTACCAAACAGTGCAACCATTGCACCTATTAATATCCAAGGAAGAGGAATGCCAAACATTAGACAGCTTCTTTCCTAGCTACTGCTATCTCTTCTCTGTCCTCATCAGGCTCCATATGTTCTGGAGGAGTTGTTGGAGGAGGACCGGGAGTCCAGCTCTCATCAAGCTCTGGATTCTTCCATACTGGCATAGCACCAAAGGGCTGAGAAGGGAGGCCATAAGCAGACTGAGCAGGAGCATATGTGTTACTTACATAAGGCTGCTGCATTGGAGGAGCTATGGGGGCTGTGGGCGTTGTAGGCTTGAAAGCGTTAGTTGCTGTATTAACAGCTCTCTTACCAACAATACCACCAATACCACCAACAATCAATAGCACAATGTCATTGAGCATCTTTGTATATGCCTGATCAATTGGAGCCATGCTCTTGATAGGCTGTGTTACAAAGGTAACAGAATATAACAAGGCAAACACAATACCAAAGAGGATGATGGTGATAGCCACCACCACAAATCCCCATATCCTAACCTCAAGCTCTTCAGGGGTTAGTCTTGGTTTGGGATGGCTTGGTGTCATCATTTTTGTTAGCTGTTCTATCAATTTGTTTCTCCAAGATGGGTGCTACTAAATACTCAGGACATGTCTGTGTGAATTGACATCTAGGTTTCTGACATTGCTCAGCATGAAAGTTGTCTGGGTTTTGACAGAAGTACCTGTAGCGGTCTTCACATCCAACAAGTAGCAATAACAATAATAAATATTTCATACCATTACATCCACAGAGTTTGCTCTAGCCCATTGATTTCTCACTTGCTGCACTTTGTATGTTTGTTCTTTTTGATGATTCAATCTCTGAAGTTCTTGTAGATTCTTCTGATGAATAACTTGCTGAGCTTCTCTCAACATGTTTGCATTGGCCTGATAAGTAGTGATTTTCATAACCCAATCTTTCCCAATAGAAGAGCAACAATTTTGTTTGATAAGTCATCAGGTAAAAACCTTAAGAAGCCTAGAAACCACCAAGCTGCACAGCCATAACAGAACACTCTGCAAAACAAGTCAAATTGTTTTTGGTACTCATTCATTGCTCAACTTTGGATAAACAACTATCCAGAAAAAATAGTTTAAAGGAACAGCAGCCCAAAGTAATACATCAAAGTATGTCATCTACCACATCCACCTTTAGGACATAAGCTCATCAACTCATTGATGCCAATAAAGACTAACAGTAGAACAAAAGCAATACCGCCAATAATCATAGCAATCTCTTGCATCTCTTCTTCTTTTTCCTTGGCCTTCTTTTCCTCGGCTTTCAACGCTGCCATCTCTTTGGCATCATCTCTATCCATCTCTGCTTGTCTAGCTTTGATCTTGTTCCAGACATCTATCTTGCCTGTCTGCATAAACAACATCTTGAGTTCTTCTTCAAAGGCTCTGGCTTGCTCTAGTGCCATCTCAATCTGTAGAGCAGCACCCATGTTCGAGCCTTTCTTTTCCCTCTTGGCTTGAAGCATAGCCTTGGTTGCTTGACTCTTAGCATCAAACATCTTGCCAATCATTGGGGCAAGACCGCCTAAATCATTGGCTACCTTACTAGCCTTCTTGACCATGCTAATGGCACTTTGCAAGCCATTTAGAGCCGTGATTGGATCAATCATTTTCGCTCAACCTTCTTCCATTCAATGCATACAACTTTTCTGTTGTACACATCTCCAGTCCATGTCCATCGGACACACCTATACTCTTCCTCCTTAGACGAAACAGGGAAGGATGTTATTAATAAAAATATTAATGATGCAACTTGTTTTCTATGGCTAGCCATATAGCACCACAGAATGCACCAATAACTAAAATGGGTTTCACTGCTCTAGCAAGCCATTCAAGAACAACGAAAGCACCAGAAGCTGCATTGAATGCAGCAACCACAGCTTCTGTGCTCTTGTCTAGCTTGTCTACTTTAGCTTCGACAGCACACAGACGCTCATATATTTGGGCGTGTGTTATGTCTTCCATGTTATGCTGATGCGGCTTGCAGTGGCGCTAGATTTTCTGTTGTCCAGAAGTCTTTAGCCAGCATGATCTTGAGGTGCTCTTTGTTACGAGCAACAGTGTCAGCCCAATCTTCAGCAGTCATGCCTTCTGGCTGTCCTGCTTCAATCAAAGCCACGCTATCGAGGGCGGCAGAATAATGTTTTGCCACTTGCTCTGGTGTTACTGTTTCAATATTTTCCATGATTTGCATACTCCTTATGAAATTTGTTTCTGGCTTCAATAGCCACTAACTCTGCTAACTCTAAATCATCATATAAACCAAGATATTTTTTTGAATTACCTTGTCTCACTTGAACCAACCATTTATTTACATGATTAGCCCAACAAACACCTTTTACTCCAGATTTGTTTCTTTTGCTAATACGAGAATTTCTGCTATTCTCAAAATCATCTGCTGGCCTTAAATTTTCAATACTGTTGTTTGATCTATTGCCATCTATGTGATCTACATTTTTAGGAAAATAACCGTGATGGTACATAAAAATTATTCTATGCAATCTGTAAGTTTTTCCACCAACACCAACAATATGATATCCAGAATCATTTACTGAAGTGCCAGCTTGTTGCCCAACTTGAATGAAATTGTTATTGCTAACTTTCCAAAACAAAGCACCATCCCTGTATTCAAACAGTTCTTTAACTTTGTCTTGGGTGATTTCAGTCATGATTTTCCTTTAAAGGTTAGCGGCATCCAAACGTGCCTTTAGAGATTCAATGATTGCTTGTTGTTCTTGCATTGCCTTGATGAGCATTGGAACAAACACGCTGTACTTTACTTGCTTGGTT